AAAGTAATCTACCTGATTCACAATCAAGTAGAGCGAGGTTTTCAAACTTCCAACCGAGTTTCATTAGTTCTCGGTAGGTTCTTCGGACGGCTGACATTGAAGGAATCTCAATCGTTAATTCCTTATCAACTACACCGTTGTATTCTGAGACGATTTTAAATCGTCCTTTTCGATTAGACCGTTGCATCGGTAATTACCTTTGCTTGAACAGGTCTAAGTTCAAAACTTACTCCACTAAATGAGTAAGAGAGCATTCGATTCTGAAACAAACGAATTGCTGTCTGTTTCTCATACGCTCCTAATGGACTTCCATCAGAATACGTATCTCTAATCCATCGTCCTTCTTTCTTTAGGAAGATGGAATACTTACGCTTTGCTTTCACTAGCCTATTGTCCTTTCCTTTTGCTTCTAGTGGCGAAGCCGAGTCTTAGTGACTCGATTGAACCTTACTCTATTAGTAAAGCTCAATTCAATCACTAAAGCTCATTCCCTCTTACCTAAGTATTTCGGGAGTATTTCGGTAGTATTTACCTACTATTTCCGGGCTATTTCCGTCCTTTTCTCTGAGGTCGTTTGCCTGTAACCCGCGTATCTACTAGGTTTAGGGATTCTAGCATGGATTACCCTCCCTGTCTAGTCCCTAGAAAAGTGTCCTCTTTAGGTGTCATGGTTTTGACTAAAGAGGTTAGGTGGATTGTGAGATTTAGTGTTATATTCTTATATATATATTTTTTATATATACTTTAAGAACACTTCTAATCTAACTATATCCCTACCCTACCATGCAAAAAAGTCTGTAAGTCGTTCATTCTAAAGGACTTACGGGTCGAGGGATACCCTGTCGGATGGCGGAAAAACTACGGAAAAACTTAGGAAAAACTTAGGAAATACTACGGAAAGAAATTCAAATTTCCCACTGTCTGCACTTCTAAGTCAAATTCAAATTGAAACTAAATTGCAATTTCAATTTGCACATTCCGCATTCTGCCGACTCAGGACATTAGGCTATTGAGTTATCAAAGAACTACAGGCTTAATACCGGCCAGATAGCCAGGAAAAACAAAAGCCTCTATAAATACGAAAAGCCCATAGACTTTTGAAGTCTACAGGCTGGAAAGTGATTAGAGTTAGAATACCTGCTAGGTTCCGGTTTACTTGCTAAGAGCTTCGACGAGCTTGCCGTCCAAGTCCGCGTGAGAGTCAGCCGCTACAGGTTCCGGTTTGACGAGCTTGCCGTCCTGGGTGTCTGTAGTGCCGTTCATCGTGCCGTTACGCTGAGCTTCGAGCTTTTCTGTATCAGGCTGAAGCTCAGTTTTAAGGTTTGGCACGATGGCCGAGTAAGCATCATCAATACTCAGGCCAAACATTTCCGCGTGAGATTTAACTCCCAAGACAAGATTGTTAATGGCCGTATCGTATTGCTTGCCGTCCAGCTTGTTAGCAATACCGTCATTCATCAAACGAGCTTTGATGATGTTGACGATACCGCCACCGCTGGCATTCTGGATTAGTTGAACATCCGCGCCGATGATGGCGGACAAGCACAAGTCCAGCTTGAACGCATCCAGAGCCGCTTTAACTGACTCTAGGGACAGGTTCTTAAGATGCTCATACGTGAGAGCCGAATCCTCATCGACTCTCAGGCCGAATACGCTGGCCTGATAAGTCTTGTTTTCGGCAGATACCTTACCGCGACGAGTAAAGGTATACAGGGTAGTAACGAGCTTGTTAATCATGGTTCTAATCTCCTGAAAGAATGGAAAGGATTAGAACCTAGCAGGTATTCAATTATCAAAGAACGGCGCAATTAGCCCGGATGAGTCTAGCGATTACAGAGCCTACACAAGAGGCAAGGTCCGCCGGGCAAACTTCGACGGATTAGAATGCAGATACCATGCCAAAGATAAAGCTCAGGAATGCCAATAGAATGACAGGCCGAGCCGAGCCGAGTCACCTATTAGGTTAACTTTAGTCTGACAGTCTGACTTTGGGCTTTTGACCTAACTTGGTTATATGACCTAAAGCTCAGGCTGGCGACAGGCCGAGCGGCTGGCTGTCAGGACTATCGCGCCACTAAAGACCCGCCCCCCACACACCGAAATAAAAGAGTCTCATCCACGCGCGAAAACGGGGCAATATTGAACACTCATAATTTCATCTAGAGTTATTCATAAATATATAAAGAAATAAAGTCTAAGGGACTCCTAAACGAAAAATATACTAGAATAAAAATTCTAAAGGTGTCTTTTCACTAAAGTTGGTTGGAGTCCCGTATGAAAAATTTACTAAAGTTAAAAATCAGGAGGTGTCCTCAAATTGTCCCTAACTTGTCCTCAACCCTGTATGCCCGTTTTCTAGTGATTTTCCTAACGATTCGAGGGACTTGACAAAAGGCCAAAAGTGTGAGCATATGTCTCTTGTGACCCCCTCTTTATCCATATCAGGTAAAGATATTGATAAATATAAGAATGATAGAAGTCAAACAAATCTAGTCTATGTATGGAAAAGAGAAGGTGTCAATTTATACATCGGAGTTTCTAGGATTGGTTTTACTAGACCGTTTGGAAAGAGTCATCATATAATTAATAAGCTCGACCAAATTCGAGATACTGATACTTTTGATTTTTACTTCTTTGATGAGTTTGACCGGGCGGCTGCCTTAGAAAGAGTCCTAACTGTTATGGACCATTCTAGGTATAACTCTTGTAATAACACAGGATATCGTAATCGTTATATTTCACCTAGTCTTAGAATTAGAAAGAATGAGACTAAGAAGCAGCGAGCAATTAGAAAAAGAGTTGAATTAATTAGAGTTAATGCTCCAAGGATGCTTTCTTTAATTGAAGCTAACTCTAGATTCAAATCTCAAGTGAAGTAAAGATATGTATATCAGTAAAACTCAATTAGAGTCCAGACTAAAAGGTCAGAGTGGACTCGAATTAAAGAAACGTGAAGGAGTAGGTAGACACCATACTATTCCTCACGAAAAGAAAGTATTAATTGGTGTTCTTGCTCAAGTAGACACTCAAGAGAATGTTGCGAAAGCAATGGGAACTTCTCAAGAGAATGTCTCGATGATTTCGCGCGGCTTAAGCGGGCCTAACCTTAATCCTGAACTTAAGAACGATATCATCTCCGCTTCAGGTCATACTAAAGAATCAGTCTCCTCTAAAGCCATAGATATCTTAATGGATTCCCTGAAAGTAGTGGGAACTAAGGTAGGTAAAGAAGATGCAAAAGATGCTTCTTCTATTGCCAAGAATATGGCTACGATTGTTCAGAAGTTTACTCCTCAAGAATCCAATCCAGGTGGATTCGCCCCTCGTATTCAAATCAATATTCATGGGACTCGTCAGAAGTCTGAATCTGAATTCGAGTCTATTGAAGTCGAACCTGTTTCTGCCTAATTTCCTTCTTTAGAGGATTCCAATGAAATCTTTAGCTTTAGCTCTAGAAAAAATTAAAGGCAGACCAAAAGTTAAAGAGGCCCCTAAGAAAGTTTCTAAGGGTGCAAATAATAATCGAATGCTCAAACTAATCGGAGCTGCCTAATGCCCATTATGGTTTTAGCTCTTAATAGACATACGCTTCTTCAGAACGTAGTCTATGCACTTCCTTCTATTTCAACAACGATGTTCTGTGATACTGGCGGGGCTGTATTTGAAAAGGCTACCAAAGCAGACTTCGTTCTTAATTCATCTGTAAATCTTACGGATGGCCGAGCTACTTTACCAGGTAATGCTTTTATTCGTTGCACTTCCGGTAATGTTCCTATTTCTCTTTCTCGCTCTTAATTCTTGTTTAAGTTAAAGGAAGGTTAAAGTGAAGAAACTACTTCTCTTAGCTCTTTTAGTATTTACAGCGAGTTGTGATACTCGTAACGATAATAATAACAATCCAACAGGGCCGTCAATTCTACCAGTTGTTCAGCCAGAAGTAGTAATCAATTTATTCACCGCTGAACCGGGGACGACCGTATTAGCAGGAACGACAGTTAGTTTACGTTGGTCCAGTTCCAATGCTTTAAATTGTCGAATTGACCCAAACGTAGGTGATGTTCCTGCAAGTGGATTTACTCAACTTACTCTTGTAAATAGTGCAACTTTCACTCTTACTTGTGTGAATGGAATTAAGACAGCAAGTAGAGTTCTTTCGGTAGTCGTCGTTGCTAAGTAATGATTGAAGTTGCTTCGGCAATAGAGAAGGAATGGACTCCTACTAAAAAGCAGCAAGAGTTCATATCACTTCCTTTCACTATCTTCGAGGCACTTTATGGAGGTTCGGCTGGTTCTGGTAAGTCTGAAATCCTAATTGTTCTTCCTTTGATTTATGGATGGTATGAACATCCTCTATTCAAAGGATTAATTCTTAGAAGGACATTCCCAGAATTAGAATCAGAAATTATACTTCGTAGTAAAGAGTGGTATCCTAGTGTCGGAGGAGTCTATAACGAATCAAAGCGCCAGTGGACGTTTCCATCAGGTGCTATTATTAAGTTCGGCCACGCCGACAAAGAACAAGACGTTAGAAAATACGATACGGCTCAGTACAATTACATTGCTTGGGACGAAAGCACTTCTTTTACTGGATTTCAATATGAATACTTATCCATGTCTCGTGCCCGTAGCAGAACTGCCGATTTACCTGCGGTTGTTAGGGCTGCAACAAATCCAGGTAACGTAGGTCATAACTATTTCAGAACTCGATTTGTTGACCCTAATAAGAACGGTGGAAAGATATTAGTTGATAGTAAGACTGGACAAAAGAGAATATTCATTCAAGCGAGGATAACTGATAATCCTCATATTCTCAAGGCTAATCCAACTTACATTCAACAGTTAGAGTCACTACCAGAAGCTGAAAAGAGAGCAAAGCTCCTCGGCGATTGGTATACCTATCAGGGTCAAGTCTTTAGTGAGTGGAGATTAGAGCCACTTAGTGATGAGCCAGAAAATGCAAGACACGTAATTGAGCCATTTGATATTCCCTCTTGGTGGCCGAAGATTGTTGGACTTGATTGGGGATTTCAGGCTTACACTTGGATTGGATGGGCTGCATTATCTCCTAAAGGTCGAGTGTTTCTCTATAGAGAGTATGCAGAGAAGCATAAGAAAACACTTGAATGGATTAATGACTTTATCAATCTAACTGGTCAAGAGATTCAAGATATTAGGTCAGTTAGGATTTGTCATTCAGCGAATCAGCAACGCGGAGAAATGGCAACTATTCAAGCTCAATTACAGAGCGCGATGAATGCCAACGGATTTCAATGTGGAGCTGGTTTAGGAGATAGAGCTAGGGTTCAAGGTAAACTATTACTTCATGAATATCTCCGGTGGAGGCCGAAAGCAGATATTCAAAAGTATTTAGAACCTTTTGACTCACAGTTCGCTGATTCTCTATTCAGGAATAAAGGCTCGAAGGCTTACGAAGAATACATTACAGCTTATAAGCCTCAAGAACCTGAATTAGAGATTCCGAAGTTACAAGTCTTTAAGGGCTGTGATAAGTTAATTAATGCAATTCCTGATTGTATCTATGATGATACTAA